AGGATTTATTGAAAGAGATAACGGAAAAGACCGATGGTTTCTCAGGTGCTCACATTAAGGAGCTTGTAGAATTCGCCAAGATGATCGCAGAAGAGGACGAGATTGAGATTGGAAAGGCGTTGATAATGAGCCTCGATAAGCTCATGGAGCAGAGGGAGTTGATAGAGGAGATAAGGGGCAACCAAGTGGATACTAGGGCAGTCTGGGGCAGAGTCAAATATGAAGAGGGAGAGGTAAAGATTATGGAGGATAAATTGATAGAGATTAAGGCAGACGAGAAACAGAAGTTCAACTGCGAATGTATCAAATGCGGACACAAACTGACATCTGACAAGCACTGCAACGAGATAAAATGCCCGAAATGCGGAGGCGAGATGAGGCGAGCGGAGAGGCCAGGGCCAGGGAGAAGTGTCGATGAGTTTAAACAAGAATCTGATGAAACTTCAGAGCAATTTAGAAAATTGATTAATGATATTAGAGACCAATTGGAAGGACATTATGAGTTAGTTATAAAAGAGAAGGACGAAATCATTGCCGAGCTAAAAGAAGGTCGAGTCCTCAGCCGTAAGCACAGGGAGGTAGTGAAGAAAGCCGTTTCTGCATTGAATGAAGTCCTCAAGGCTGATGCCACAGGTAGCCGTGAGGATGAGGAGAGCGAAAGCGGTACTGTAACAGAGCGGGAGGTTGAAGTCGTAAAAGACGGAGAGAGAGAGTTCAGCAAAGAGGATATTGTAAAAGTCGTAAAAGAGGTTTCGGGTGAGCAGATGGGAGAGATACTGGAAGATGCGTTCAAGAACACACTTGAGCCAGAGAAGATAAAGAGCATGGTAAGTGAGGCCATACGCCTGGAGCTTCAGAAGCTAAGAGGGAAGGTGGTATAAATGAGAAGAGGAAAAACACTTTTATCTAGGGATGTTCATATTTTTAAAAAACGATTTCACATAAGCATTCTGACACTAGATGAAAAGATGCCTGGATTTCCATGTGTAGCCAGAATTCGCTTTCCCAAAAGGTACAAGCCTTGGTACGATATTACAATTTTAAATCATATGTTTAGTTTTGGGTGGCCTTAAAGAAGAGATGAGATGATTAATAAAGGTCTTAAATTACTATGGGATATATTTAATTACTTTTTCCGTTTGGAGACGATGAGATTCTGCGATAAATATGAGAGGTATTATCCAGAAAAAGATAATTTTCCAATAGAGATTCCACCCCCCGATGATGCTTGGGATGATTATTTAACGGGAGATAAATGATTAACCGTTTCCTATTCTCGCAATAGGATTCAGTTAATCTTGCTGGCTTCGGGAAAGAGTAAGCTACTCTTTTTCGGAGATATCAGTAGGCAAGGCTGACCGATGGAGGTAGCCGTAAGTGTTGCCAGTCGGAATGAGCCAAGCCTACGGAGATATTAGGCACAAAGGAAAGTTGAATAGTACCTGAAATTTAAAGGCCAGTAGAAATGAAAAAGAAAAATGGAAACTACAGAAAAAATAGAAAAAACAACCATGAAGGAGAGCGAACTCCATAAGCTCATTGCGGACAAGACAAAAGAAGGACTCAAGGAATTTGCTGAAAAAGAAGTTGCTGAGAAAATAGATATCCTGATCAAGGAACAGAAAACAGTTTTTGGCGACTATGCCAAAGACCAGCTCAAAGAGCAGATGCAGGATCTGCTTTCCAAATACAAAGTTGACCCAGCACTTGAAGAGGCTGAAAAAAAGGGAACCAAATTCAAATCATTCGGCGATTTTCTGACATCGGTTAGGAAATTCAGAGTCAATCGGGATTTAGACGAAAGGTTGGCATTCATCGATCAGGACGGGAAGGTAGATAAAACCGCTGGTCATATGGAAATAGGCGAAGACTCCCAGGGTGGATTTCTGGTTCCTGAAGTTTACCGTGCAGACCTGCAGATGATTGCACTGGAAAATGCCATTGTAAGAACTAACGGCGCAATGGTTATCCCCCCAATCAAGACAGATTCAGTGAAAATTCCTTATGTCAACGATGTCTCACATGCCACAACCGTATTCGGTGGAGTTCAAGCATCTTGGACGGCAGAGATGGCAGAGAAAGATCCGACCAAACCCACATTCGGACAAATGGAGCTTACGCCCAAAAAGCTTGCAGGCCTAACCTACACTTCAAATGAACTACTTGCTGATTCTGCTATAGCGCTCGAACCTCTCATCAAACGGATGTTCGGGAGTGCGTGGGGCTATTTTGAGGATCTTGCCTTCCTGGCCGGAACTGGCGTGGGACAGCCTCTCGGCATCCTGAACTGCAACTGCTTGAAGACCGTCAATAGAAACACCGTTAATCGTGTGCTTTTCGAGGACTTGAGGGAGATGTACGCCTGCATGCTTGGGCCTTCCCATCCGTATGCAATCTGGGTACTCAACCAGAGCGTTCTTCCCGACCTAATTGGAATGACTTCTGGAGATGTCGCACCAGCGGCCGCAAGCAATCCTATTTGGATTAACAGGGATATGGGAGCACAGAATCCAATTCCAGGCAGAATTTTCGGACGACCGTTCTTCATCACTGAAAAGGTACCAGCGTTGGGAACTCAAGGTGACATCGGATACTTCGATATGCGCTATTACTTCATTTTCGACAGACAGCCAATCACTATTGATGTGTCCACTCACGTGGCTTTCACTACAGACCAAACTTGCTGGAGGTTCGTACTCAGGGTCGCTGGTCAATGCTGGCCGCCAACCACACTCACTCCACGTAATGCGGCTGCTCCAGTAACTACCATATCTCCTTTTGTCGTACTTGCCGCAGCCACGAGCTAAGGAATAGAGATGAAATACGATACGAAAGACGGCGGATTTACAAGTCTAGGTGAATTTCTGGTCAGAGTCCGCAGAGTTTGTGACGGAGAAGTACAGGACAATCGGCTAAAAACCGCAGGCCATATGGCTGAGGGTGACGATTCACAGGGAGGATTCCTTGTCCCCGAACAGTGGGCTTCGGGGATTTATCATGCGGCACTGGAAGGTTCAATCGTAAGGGCGAAAGTAGATAAAGATGCGATTTATACGCTCAAAAAAGGAAACTCAGTAAAATTCAGGAAGCTCCATGAGGCTGATAGGAGTTCCAACATCTTTGGTGGCATCACATTCTCTTGGGTAGAGGAGGCTGGCGATAAAGTCGCTGCAATTACAAAGCCCGCTATTGGAGAGTGTGAACTGACCGTACATAAGCTCATAGGTGGCTGTTTTGCATCGAATGAGCTTGAAGATGATTACGGAACTTTAGAGAAATTCATTCGGCTCGCATTCGGACAGGCAATTCGGTTCATAGAAGATGACTATTTCATCAACGGCACCGGAGTGGGGCAACCAATAGGGGTACTCAATGCAAATTGCTTAATCCCCGTAGCAAGACAGGTGGCTGGCGATATACGCTGGCTTGATATCGGTAGGATGGCGAGAAGGCTTTTACCAGATAGTTGGGAGAGGGCTGTGTGGCTCTTGAACGCCGATGTTCTGGACAGGCTTTTCATAACCATTGACCCCGCTGCTAATGCAGTTCCGGTACTTGATTTAAGTAAGCGGACACTCTGGGGCCGACCATTCATTGTAACCGAAAAATGTCCATCCCTTGGTACTCTAGGAGACATTACCCTCGCTGATTTCGGTGCGGGTCATTACCTGATAGCCGATAAGGAGATGGGAGTATGGGCATCTCGTCATGTCGATTACGGAGGAGGCCATTACGGCTTCAGGACTGACGAGACGTTCTGGAAGGTGGTACTCAGGACTGACGGCCAACCCCTGATGAGTCAGGCGATAACGCCGCTCAGGGGAGGCAACAGCTTGAGTCCATTTGTGGCATTAACAACGCCAACTAGCTAATTGTAGGAGGTAAAACAATGGCTAACGTACATAAACCTAGTGAAAACATCAAGACTGACGTTGCTATGGCTTACGCTCAGCTCAACAACAGTGCAAACACTCCGACCTACTACAGCATGGAAAATTACGATCTTGGTTGGTTCATAACCCATGTTCACGCTAATGGGTCAAGCGGTTCTTTGACCTTGCAGATGCGACAGCGGATAGGTGCAGCGGGCACAGAGGCTAATCTTAAGGCTTCAGCAACTCTCGTGACAGCAGGAACTCTTAATGTCTCCCTCTTTGCTAGAGGAGAGGACTTTACCGCTACTTACACTCACATTGGAATTCTGATCACAGAGACAGAAACGCAGAATGTTACTGTTTCTTCAGTCTTACTGAGGTTGAGAGCACGCTATAAACAGGCCACTCTATTGGCTTGATGTTTTTGAAATGAAAGGACGGGGAGGCTTTCGGGCTTCCCCTGCCTTTTCCTAAATAAATGAGATGAAAGAAGAAAAGAATAAAGAACAGGTACAGCCTGAGGAGATGCTATCGATAAAGAAGATCGTCTATTGTCCGAGATGTAAGGCTAAAATAGAGGTCGAATTTGAGATTGAAATGGATGCGATATTGCC